ATTTTGTGAGAACCTTACCCCCGTTCCAGAACAATTGTAACGCAATCGCAAACCGAGTGGGAGTTTATAAAAGGAAATAGGGGATCTATAATCGAAAATTCGAAATGTACGAGGATTGAATTCCAAAAGTACATTTTTTTGTAGAGATTTAAAAACTGTTTAAATGGGTTTTAAAACAACTTTAAATCGCTTTTAGGATTAGACAGATCATAACCTCACTTTATACATTCAAACTAAATTTAGCCTGTCTCCCTTTCAGTAACGCCTTAGTGGGCTTGATATTATTCTTATATAAGTGTACATTTCCCAAGAACAACGTAATGCTTTTGAGTGGCAACTTGATCTGTTTACTGATTAAGTACAAGTGATAAATATCTGCTGGGAGGCCAAGCGAAGCATCCGAGCTGCGTTGGTAGGCACTGATGATCAACTTACCTTTTTCAATTTGAAACTGAATGAGCGACAGGCACGGCTGCTGGTTACTCTCCTGGTTCGTCGCTCCCAAGAACATTACGTAATTCTTACTGCTGCGCTTCTCAAGGTTGATTTTCTTTATTAAGGTTGGCAATTGCTCAAAATAGGTCGGGTAAGAGTTCACCAGTATAGGACCACAATAATCCCACCAAGTGATTCCTACTTCACGATACGCCTCTGTCATTCGTTCTCCCACCATAAAGAGATTGAGCTCATCTTTGAGCTTCTTACGTGCCATAGGATGCCCCTCGAAAACCTCGAGCAGATCAATTGCTTTCAACGTTAATTTCTTATTTAAAAGATATTTAATAATCCCTTTCTTGTTAGTTTGGGTTTTGCCGTTTTTTAAAATGTCACTAAGCATTTGGTGATATTTATTCATAACTATATATTTGTAATTCTCAGGTAAATATTAAGGTGCCAAAACACCAGCTAAACAAGGAAATAATAACTCCCTTGGCTTGGTGTTTTGGCACCTTAATTGTTTTGCTGTGGCCTGAGAAATTACAGCAGTCAAAGTCAAGGGTTTTTATACCCTCTTTTATTACTCATCCTCCTCAATGCTTTTTACTGAATGATCCTTTTCTAATTTTGATAAAAACCAGTTTATTCCTTTACCAAACCATGTAAGCGTATTTCGTAACTGATTCTTTCCAGTAACACCACTTATAGTTTCATCTATATTACCATAATTTATGCCCTTAGGGAAGCGCATTAAATCGTTTAAGATAAAAAGCAAACAAGCGTTAAGAGTTTGATCTATACTTGTGGCTAATCGCCATAAATAGTCTGAAAAAGTAGGTTCATCCACTTCATTTTTTCTTAATAGACAAATAGTAAATGCGTACATCACTCCAAACCACAAAAAGTATTTTAAAGCAAAATAGGCAATAGCAAAAACGAGTATTGATTTGATTAATTTTTTCATTTTAATAACTTTTAGAGATATAACTTTCAATGTATTTAATAATCCCACCCAGCAGTTCAGCACTGACATAGGCATTTGGTTTTCTGGTTTGTAAATCTCTTAAGGCCGATTTCCACCATCCTAGAACTAAAAAATTCTGAGAAGGTGCAAAAAAATCTGACACAGCTTTCTTGACAACATCTGAAGCTTCTAGGATCACCAGTTTTGCGCCCTGCATGTCTGAGAAGCGTTGGCCATCGATCCGCCGTTGTGGGTACTTCATTGCTTGATAAATCTCATGTAATTTATCAGTGCTTTTTTGATCAACAACCATCATAATCTCAGGATTCAATTTTTCTATTTCGTTAATGAGTTCTTGTCTTGTCATTTTCAATATACTTTTACGTTAATATTTGAGGCTTGGAATACTCGATAGCTCGTGAAATTCATGAATATATTTGTGAGACCTACGCTACCGTTATAGACAGCGACCGAAACCCCATTTTTAAAAACCTCATATTTATTTGGCAATAAAACAACATCGATAACATCGCCTACAGAGATTGCAGGAGTTGCTAGTCGAGATCCGCCAGGAGCATAAATCTGTATTGTTGAGCCCGCAACATACACCCTTGGATCTCCAGTAGAGACTGCATTGTTTTGACTGTTCATTTTAATCATACAGTGAGCTGTTGATGCACCGCTTAAACGATCAACTGTAAATGAAAACTCCAGTTTCTGAGAGCTTGTAAAGGGCCCAAAATAGGCATGCTCATTCCAGCCATTACCACCAGTGTTTTCAGCTTGGTACCCTCCTTCTAAAACAACTGAAGCATTATTTGAACCTGTCTTTCTCCATAGTTCTGGCCCCGTACCACTAGTGATGGGTGTATAAAATTGAATATCAGAAGCTCCAATCGTAAAAACCTCTTGTTGTCTATTAGGAGCTTCAATAGTGATTTCATAATTTTGAACTTCTACATTTGTGATCAAATCTAAAGTCAATTCATCAAATGTATTGGAAGCTATCGAGATTTCAGCCCCAGATGCGTTTGGCGCGCTGAAACTCACTTTTGATACATAGTCCAGAAACTCTCCGTTTATGATTATTTGAGAGGTACTACTAATCGCTACAACTTCTGGCGAAACCTTATTTACAATAAAACGTGGTGTATAAAAAAGTGAACCTGCGCCGCTTTCGCTCTCCGCCCCACCACTATTAAAAAGTTTAGATAATTCGACCAATAAATCATTTCGGTTGCCATTAAAATCAGCTCCATTTATAGAAGTAATTTCATCAAAATACACTTTTATTGCCTCACCTTCATCTTGGTTTGTTGGTGTTTTACTAATAAGAACTCCTTTTTTATTTCTTGGATGTTTGTTTATAAAAACATCCGTCGCAATAATATGCTCAACTTCATCATTATCAGTCTTAATAATAATATTTCCTGCTGTTGTTTTTTCGATTTTCATTTTTAAATTATTTTATAAGTTTTCCAACTCGTATCATGTCAAGCTTTATCTTTTAATAAATCTTCATTTGTGCGTATTCTCCATTTATTTGCTGCAATTCCCCAAGGAGCGGCCTCTTTGCGTTTTGCTAAAAATATAATTTGTATTTCGACCTTTTCTTTTGCCGTTCGTGTTAAACCTACAGGAAGTTGTGCTTCTACTTCCAACGCAAAACTGTCTATTTCTGCATAAGTGAAAGTTTGCAAGGACCAATCCTGTTTTTGCTCTAGCCAAGCTAGTTGCTCTTTGGTTTCAAATAAAGGAAATCCATCTGAACCTAATTGAGGCGCACCTTCGGAGTTAAATATCTGTATTTTGACATCACAATAACCCACAAGGTCAGTTCTTACCTTATAGGTTCTTTCTTGTTTCTGCTCGTCGTCTTTTAATAACTTAACAATTACATGTAAATATGCATGCTTATTATCAAATGTTTTCTCTACTTTTTCAGTAGTTATCAGTGCGATATCTGTACTTTTAATTACTTGTTTCATATCTATAAATCATTTGTATTAATTAGAAATTCACTATCAAATCTATAATTCTGATTTGTTTCTCCAAATGTTACAGAAACTGCCCCATTTGTTTGAATTATCAAAGCTAAGTTTCTGAAATTTGTACTTGCACCATTACCATACCTTCCTGTAATACCAAATACTGTTCTCTGTTGTTCTTCGTCGGGTCTAAACTCTATTGGCAGTTTCGCTAAATGACAAAAAGGGTTCCATGATACACTTTCACTATAGGAGCTTAAAGAAACTCTTAATAAAATTTTATTGCCGATTCTTTTATATTTAACATAACCAGTTCCACCATTTAGTAATGGTAGAGTTTGCCAGTTACTTTGAGTTGGACTATACCTAATTTTTTTCTCTAAAGGATCAAGTTCGAAGCCATCACCAAAAGACAATTCATCAGTTACTTTAAATATTTCAGTAGATGAAGAATCCTTTATAGAGACAGTACCTAATTCAGCTAACTTTGTCTTTTCTTTCTGGGTAAAATCAGCGGACGATAAACCTTTCCCTTCAACTTTATCGACTTTTTTATCAAACTCATCAGAGTGTGCATCTTCATCAGTTAAGTGATTTTCAATAGCTTCCGAATCCGCTTTTTCATCTAATAAATCGTCAAGACCATCAATTGAATTTGCTGGAATTGAATCATTTTTGTGCCAAAAAGAATCCCAAGTACTCCAAAATTGTGATTGTGTTGGTTTTAAACCAGTTTTAAACCAGTTTTTAATAGTGTTTAAATTTACTATTGCCATAATTATATGCCTTTAAATTGAATGTATGCAAGTGTGTAAAATGGCGGGCGATTTTCGTGTGCCTCATTTGAACCACCTGAAGATATTGTTCCATTGACAGGAAGTGACGGAATTACAAGTGTTTCTGAATCTCTTAAATAACTATTTTCGACGCCTTGTGGCGTTCTATCTGTAGAGCCATCCGGCCATCCATCACCATCGTCACCAATGTATTTTCCATTGACAGTTTTTGAACTAGTAGATAAGTTTTTTGTTAAATTGTAAGACGGTAAATTTTGTTTTAACAAAACAACTTCTTCTGTACCACCATTTTTCCCAACCTCATTATAATCGGTTTTTGAGGGATCTAATCCAACAACAAATCGCCCTCTTAAATCAACAGTACCATTTGAACCGTCACAAAGATGCCACCCTGTTGGTATTTGGTTTAAAGCGCCTGCATACATATCTACTTTGTCTAAATACAACCCCGAAGTAATTGGATAAGCTCTTTTAAATTCAGTCCACAATATTGCATCCGTGCCACTTCCAAAGGCTGCATGACGTTTATAATGAATTGGCTTCACTTCACCATCTTCAAACTCAGCTGAACTTATGACTTCAACAATCTTAATTTTACTTTGAAGTTCACCACCAACAAAAGGCAACAGCTCGCCGTCCCAATAAATAACACCATCACTGACATTATTACTGGTCTGAATGCATCCTTTGACAATTGATTTTGTACCAACCAATTCACCAAAGGCTTGAAAAATATCATAAGCTTCTTGCATATGTTCCAAAGTTTCCGTTTCAAATGGAAAACCCCCTATGTGACTGAAATCTGTTTTATTCATATTCCTACTATTTTATAACGTTTAACGCCTTCTCTGTAAAATTCAATGAAAGCTTCTAATTCAAAAATTTGTGATCCTACAATACTTGTCGGTGCAAATACGATAAAGTCAACACCCGTATCAGAATAATCAGAAAAAGAATGAATGAATATTTTACCCAAATACTGAGGTTTTTCTTCTGCATTTGTATAAATATATTTTCTTAAATAACTATTTCCATTGCCGATATAGATCCTTCTTAAGCTACCATCAAAATGATCATTCAAAGACTTTCGTAACAAACAAACCTGCCCATTGTGAGCCAATTTATACAGTGCTTCATTTCGAGCCTTAAACCAATTATCATAAATGGTTTTTAGGGGACTAAATGCAGTTTTTACAAATGCGGCGGTCACCTGTTTTCTCAAAAAGGTTGGCTGCAACAGCAAAAACAATTTTTCAAAATTTATATTATACCACATAACTGATATTATCAAAATTAACCACCTGAAAATATCCACTTTCAGGAATCCGTTTCACATCAATTGGATTTGGCAATCCATAACCCTCTTCTGTTATGTGACTTGTAGAAGCTTCAATTAAATGAGCTGTAATTACGCCATCAACCAATTGGAGCTTGTCTGTCAAACTTTCAAGCTCTAATTCACCATTAAAAGGCAATTCTTTCATGTATGCCTGGATGGCTTCTTCTACAGACTTAACGCCCGTTAAAATACTCACCCCATTCGCATCTAAAACCAAAGGATTTCTATAAATTCTTAAATTCAAAAACAACCGATCATGAAGGTAATTAATGACTCGAACTCTAGTACCTGAATATTTTATTTCTTCAAAATAAGCTTCTACACTCGTTTGAGCTGAAGCACTAATAGGCGCTAAAACTCCATTGGTTTCACCCGCTATTTTAACAATTACGGTGCCCTGAACATCACCTTCATTTACTGCTGCATACTTTATAATTTTGGAGGCTTCTATTTGTTCAGTAGTCGAACTCGAATTATCAAATTCATCAGAATCGGTAATCAAAGCAAATCCATATTGAAATTTCAAGGCCATGAATCGATACCAAGGAAGGCTTCCAGATTTTTGATTGTACAGCTGATCTTCAACTTCTTTTTGGTGCTGATTAAATAATTGCTCTAAAAGGAATATTGAAAATGAGAGAATATCAAACAAAATATTTTCAAAGCTCACCAATGAAAATTGCTGTTCAAAGGTCAAGTTTTCCGTTAATCCATAAGCACCTGAAATAACCTCATTATTGATAAATGAAGTTGTGATCTGATTTTTTATTTCTATTCGTGTTCTCATGCTATTATTAATGTATCTGCAATTCCCATTGCACCAATGCCAAAAGTTTCTAAGGCCTGTATTTCACTGTGACCAATATTTGTTGAAGGCTCATTAAACTCATTATAAGAAGCCACAACGCGTAAATTTGTGACTTCAGTAGGAATTACAACCAAACCTTTTGCAACGTCATCTGTAATGCTTATTCCGTTCAATAAGGCCATTTTTAAAGCATTCTCAAATGAGCCTGTCAGTTGTGTAACCTTATCCAAAAAACTTTGACCCTGTTTAACTTTCATAATGCGCTTCAATTTTAATTCGATTTGTATTATATAGGTCCAGGTTCGTGATCTTTAACCCATCTACTGCAAATTGCTCTCTAATTCTGTGACGATATTCTAATAAGTCACTGCTTAACAAAATATCTTCAATTCCAATTCCTAATAACGGATTGCCTTTAAAATCATTAGGATGACCTAACAACAAAAAAGCCTTGTTTTGCTGAAGCGTGTCGCCAATCACCAAACCGCTTACTATTTTACCGTCCTGGTCCCTTTTCACATCGATCTTCAAATCGAGTACAGTACCTACATCTTTATAATCTACAAATTGAATCGCTTTATCTTTCATGTCAATGTGCCGTTAAAAGTTCCAGACACCGCCCCATTTGGAGCTATCAAACCACCTGTATAATTAATATCAGCAGCTTTCACATACGTATCAATCGAATCTGATAATCGAGTCGCAAATTCTTCTATTGAAGTTTCTTCACGTTTCATCATGTCATTCATGATTTGAATGATGTCATTTTTTAAATCTGTCTTATTTAAACTCATTTTAAACCTATTTTAATAGCTTTTTAAACTTCAATTCTAACTGATTAATCAAAGCTACTGAATCGGGTAAAGCAGTCCCACTAGGTCCAGCAGGTGTATAAACTTTAAACGATTTCAACAACGTGGTTAAATCTTCAAAAACATCAACCAATGAAGCTTCATTATTTTTTATTGAAACCTTCTTATCTGTGCTGTCAATTAATACTTCCAAACCATTTTGGGAATATTCTACTTTTTCTACTTCATCAAACTTCACGACTGTCAAATTATTCAAATCAGTCGTTAAGCTCACCATAACAACCGTACTATCAATTTTAGGGATCAACCTCAAAAAGTTAGATCCACGGCTAATAGTCGCTTGAAGCTTCACATCAGAGACAATCAAACCACTTTTAAGTTTCACCCTACAATGATCTGTATCTACTGATACCACAGTCCCTGTTATGGGTAAAATTAAATCCAATCCAACCACTTCACGCAACCGTTTTTTTAATTCAGATGCTTTATCCATCACTTAATTTTATACTTGGTGTAATCGTACGTTTACCGCCCGATTCACTCAAATTAGTGACCACCGATGCCACATAATAATACCCTGTTTTATTTGGGTAATCTTCATCTTTAATACGTGCCGAATACGTTGGTTTTACAAATGGTATCAACCACGTATCAAAACTACCTTCATAGCCTGCTGCATTACTTTTAAGTAATTCTACATCTGCGATTCTTCGCATCGATGCTTCATCCATCGCCCCAACTTTTAGAGTTACTTTATTACCGCCCGTGGTCCCTGCTGTCACCTTGTGAACAGTGCCTTTCAAATCTGTGCTTTCAATCGTGATTTCAACTTTAGAATCTAACTTATTGTCAAATTCTAAAGATGAGTTTTCAACGTTTTTTTGCATCGAATAAAAGACTTCGCCACCTTTTTCAACATAGGGGGGGTGAATATGTAATTCCTTCAATTTCGTATTAAAATAAATATTAGCTTTCGTTTCTGATTGAATCTTTTTTAAAACATCATAACCTGTCGCTTGGTGAATTGTGAACTTTTCATAATTAATGTCATACGTACATTTCAAACTAAAAGAGCTGTCAATTTGATCAATTAAATACTGTCCGATTTTTGATAAAGACGTTGGTTTCAATTCAATGTCGGGAATCCCAACTCTAAACAAAAACAAAGCATCTTCACAAACTATTTTCAAAGAACTATCGTTATTAGTAATGTCTTGGATATAGCCGGTAAACTCGGTTTCCAAAACACCATCATAACCCATTTTTATAACCACTTCAGAACCACGAATCAATTTATTTTCAAAATTTAAAACCTCATTCATTACGGCTTCTGGTAAAACAATTGTGGCCGTGTCTGCTAAATTTTCAACTGAAGAAAACACTTCACATTCAGCGAGCATCCCTAACTGGTAGCCTTGTCCGTTTGTCTGAAATTCTATGTTCCAATCTATGTTTAGCATGATCTTATTTTTTAAAAAAACGCCCGCCTAAACAGACGTTTTTCAATAATAATTACTTTTTGTTTTCTAAGAAATATCTGGCAATAAAAATTTTGATCCTAAACTTGCAACTTGAAGTTTTAAAGTTGATTTGTTTTTACCGATTAAATTATGATATCGCTGTACAATTTCATTTGGAGGTATAAGAACGGATGTAATAGTGTTTTTTGTTCGTTCATACTTCTTTGAAACTTTTAATCCAGGATCCTCAAAACTTCTATAATCATAGATACTATAATTAGCATCTTCTAAAGAAGAATTTGAGAAAACAATCACATTGCTCTGAACATCGATTTGATGCTCTAAATACGGTATTTCAAATTCCATTTGAAACGGCATTTCTACACTTACCAAAACTATTTCTGTATCAAAACAGTCCATAGAATCGGGGATTGAATTTTGGACTGGGTCGGCGGTAGTTATTCCGAATCCCACTAAACTTATCATTCCGATAAGTAAAGTAAAAAGTCCTGCTTTCGCTTTCATATTATCTTTAATCATTTATGTCTAATAATAATTTGTAATCAAAATCGCTGTAAGCTTTAATTTCATAAGCTTGTACATTTTCACCCTTTGTAAAAGGAAAACTAAATTCTTCTATTACTATATGGTTGATCCCTAACAGCTGTAAAGGTTCACACTCAACCCCTATTCTTTTGGCGGCCGTTAGATACACTAACAAAGACTGAAAATCGTCTTTTGGATAGCAATCTTCATTAGACCCTTTCAAAATAGAACCAATCAATACACCAGTGATTGTAATCTCATAATCGTCTTGAGTCCAACGTTCTTTGATCGATCCCCCTATTGAAACACCATTATTTTGTTTCATCTTGGCCACATTTCTACGAATGATCGTGTTTTTTCCACTAATATTAATTAGTGGTTCGTACGGCAGCAAAAACCGTTGTTGTTTTGTTGATCCATTGGTTTCAACTTCAACAATTAGAGTCAAAGGAAAAAACTGTTGATCCTTTGGGGTCGGCGCGTCTGCTTTCCATAAATCACCATCATAACCACCTTCAGCATGATCTATTTTTTCTTTATTGATTAGAGGCAAAAAAGGTATTGGCGGCAATACGTGTTTGGCCAACTCATTTTGAATCGCTTCAAAACGTGGAATTGACTCGGTGACTTTAGAACCAACCAACGAAGCGAATAATATGTCTGTTTGATCAAATACCATTTAACTTCCTGCTGTTGTGGCTAAAGCCAAGGTTCGTAAGAGTGCATCTGTTGTTTGGTCTTGCATCTGTTTTGCACTGTCTTTAAAATCGTTTCCTTTAATATTGACCGCTTCTATCAATTTATCTAAATTAATAGTGATATAATTATGTTTTGTACCGCCTGTAGCAATCGATTTATTTGTTTTTAGAGGGTCTTTGTTTGGGTCTTTAGTAATAGTTTCTCCAGAATTAAGAACACCGGGCAAATTTGGAACTGCAATCCCTGAAGGATTTTCAATTTCTGTTTTCACCTTCCACTTTATAGATCCTGCTGCTTTTTGAAATTCATCCTTTGACTTAATTAAGGTCGCTGCCACTTTTTTCGCTTGGTCTATAACAGCTAGTTTACGAGCTTCAGTATCAGCTTTGATTTTAGAAATCATATTTTGATTTTCGCTACTATCACCAAGTCCAACAGCTTCCTTAAATTTAAACCAACCTAATTTGATCAGATTAATCCCAACCATTATAGCATTGACAGCAGTCATAAAATATAACTTTACAGATTGAGAATAGGCTTTAAATAAAAGTTTTGCGCCATTAACCGTATGTTTCCAGGCTTTGCCCCAACCCTCTGTTTTTGAAATCACCAAAGCAATTGCAGCAACAATAGCGATTATAATTACTGGGATCAAAATTATAGGTGAAAGTGCCGCATTTAAAAGCCATTGTACACCTGTCCAAACAGTAGTTGCAGTACTGACAATACCAGCCCATAAAGCTTGCATTTTTGTAGCATTGGTAACAAATGAAATAATTTGACCAAAACCGCTAAAAATTGGAATCAAATTACTAATATCAAAAGCAACCGAACCTAAAACAGATGCATAACCCATAAGGCCACCAGTTGCATTAAACAAACTAATTTTAAAGTCATCTATTCTGGCAGTAAGTCTTGAATTTTTTTCAGCTTGTGATTCCATCACAATTGCCGCTTGCTCATAAGCTGTATTGGTGCCTGTAATTGCTGTCGTTAAACGTTCAGCTTCATCGATTCCGCTAATCATAGCAATGGCGGCGTTGCTGTTTTCTTTACCAAATAATTTAGTAACCAAAGCCTGATCATGCATGATGCCACGTAACGGCTTTAATCGATCCGATAACGACTTATTTTTGTCCGTTAAACTCGAAATACTGATCCCTGCTGAAGCCAATTCTTTTTGAACATCTTTTGGTAAAAAACGCCCCTGAGCCAATGAAGCCATGACGTTACGTAATGCAATACCACCTTCAGCGCCTTTTTTTCCTGCTTTGTCTAAAACTTGAATATATCCATTTGTTTCTGAAAAATTAACATTGGCCGTTTTTGCTGCCAAACCTGCATTTTCCAAAGCTGATTTTATTTGAGGCAGTTCAGCAGATCCTTCTTTTGCACCTGCCGCCATAATGTTCATCATGATTCCCATCTGCTCACTCGCTTTAATAGGGTCATCCGTGGAAATCTGATATTGATTCATCGCTGTTGTCAATACTTCAGTAGCAGCGGTCGCATCACCGCCCATTGTTTTACTCAGTGTACTCACATGATTCCCCATATTTTGTAAAGCCCTTGGAGCCTTCGCTATTTCTGGATTAAGTTGAGACAGTATCAACTTATACGATTCCACGCCATCAGCAGCTTCACCGCCAAATGTTTTGGCATTATCACGAGCGTAACGCTCGATCTTTTTTAGGCCGTCACCCGTAACATCTGTAATTGCGGACAGATCAGCTAGCGAGGCATTTAATTTGAGTCCTGGGGCGTTTAAAGAGTCCAAACCTTGGGATGCAAACTGTATATTTTGAATGAAAGAATTTAAGCGAAGCCCTCCGAGTTTAGAATTGATTTTATCAATTCCAGAAGAAAACTTAGTACTTAATTTTTTAATTCGATCTTGAACACCATTTAAACCTTTATCTAACTTAAAAACAGATGCAGTCACTTTGTCTGCATCTGATCTGAATTTAAGAATGTAATTTAATGTACTGCTCATAGTCTTTATGTGTTTCAGAGTCTGGATTTTCCAGACCTCTTACAAACTGTAATTCTCTTACCAATTGTGCCCATTTCTCAGTATCGAGGCCGTCAGGGTC